CATGAACGATTTGGCCGCCATGACCTTTTATGTACACTGGCTCAAGTGCATTGAATTGATGCTTGAGACAGATGAGTCATTAGTTTGGATGGCTGCCGCCATCCAGTCTACCTACGCCATTGCTCAATTAGACGAGTACGTAGGCATGTACACAGTCTTGGTCAAACCAGCCCGTGACACCAATCCTACTAGAATAGATGGTGATTACACAACCTGGAAGTACGGAATACCTCATGCCCTCAAGGTTTATTCTTGGGAGGATCCTGGGAGTGTACATCTTAGAAGAGTACACATGATCGAATCAGCTCGGCTCTCTGGGAATATTATTCCCGCACCCTCTGTCTCCATCCCACCACATCTGAAGGGTGTGTTTTGGGAGAGCGACGCCATCAGCGAGATAGAACCTTGGACGGTTGCTATACTCGAATTGGCCCGCTTACATCACACTTACAAGGAAACTAGTGATCCCCATGATCACCAGGAGTACTCACGAGCGCTAAAACGCTTAAATTATAGAGAAGTGGAGGGTGTTTGGATCAACAAAGAGAGTGGGAAGACTGGTGTCGAATTGACCAGGAAAATTTCCAAACTCGTGTTGGAAGGCTCAGAGTACTTACGAAAACGAAGACAAGTTAAGGCCGCTGTTATACAAGATCCAATCGCTTTAACTAGCGAGATCAAAGGATCCAGCCCTTTGCCCACGAAACCTACCGAGGAATCACAACCAGCGGTCATCCAAGCCGATGTTCTTGAAACAACTACGGCACCCGAACCAGAAGAAGAAGACAATAAATTCTGGCTTTTCGTCGGGTGGATGATCACGTCGTTACCTTGGTTGGAATTTTTCTGTGCCTTCTTTAATGTTTTATTTCTTATCGGTTTGATTACCGCAGTTATGAGATGTGGGAAGATGATCATAGACAAAGTTCGTGGTTACATTGAACGAACTTTGCGTCGAAACAAGTGGGGTTGTATTACAAAACCTAATGCGTATATTTTTACGGCAGAGAATGGCAAAGTGTACACACAAAGCTTCATACCAAATGAAGAGACCAAGAAACTAGAATGCAAGAGTGCAAAGTTTAAAGAGTCAAGAAATTCGCCCTTGGATGTAGAGAGCTCTATAATGACTCAGTTAGCTACTGAGGATAGTAGAGGGTATTACAATTTCTTAGGTGAGCTATTCGCTTTATTTGTGGAGTGTGTGCTAAGCATATTAGCCATGTTCGGAACAAGTTCCACTGTCTCGGCTACAATCAGATCAGTGTCAAAACCGATCGGTGCCATAGCTGGAAAATTGTTAGGTCGCGCCACCAAAGCCTTTAATGGTAAGGTTAGCGCATTTGAGCAGGTAGGATTTATTTCCGCTGCTCTGAGTTTTGATCCACTCTACGAATTTTACCAAGTCTTACCTGAGGCTCCTGGTACACTTGCCAAATGTGGTAGGTGCAGTCAATCATTCAATCCTAATCCTAGTATTTTACGTTTTAGAAACGGAAAGACATTTCACTTGGCGTGTCATATCGCTTTAGATGAAATAGGTAGGATAAAGATGACCCCAGAGAACTTGGCATTCTTAGGAGAGCACGTTTCCTCCTTAGATTTGATAGCCATCAATGGCACTCCCCAAGACGCCGAATCTTACTTGCTAGGCACTGGCATAACTATTACAGACGCTAGTGCAGTCACACAAGATGCAAAGGACGATTACTTGAAAATGAATCCAGTTTATTCTGATTCTTATTCAGGCAGCCTGATGAATTCAATTACATCGCGGTTTTACAGGTTAGTACATGTAACCAAAGGCTGGTTTACTTCCTTGTCTGACAAGGACAAGATAGGTATGATTCTCGGTTTTGCCATGGTTCTATTGTGTATTCCTGTGTTTGTCGTTATAGCAATATATGTTAAACACAAGACCACTAGAAAACCTATTCGCGTGCTCGAAGCGAAAGGCAAAGTCAAAGGGAGGGGTGGTAAAGCCAAGATAGGACAGAAGGTCGGCAAAGCGGGAGTAGCGTATGTGAAACGCATAGCCGGCACTGGTGTTTCTGGATTCAATGCAGATGATCTATCTGAGGCTCACCAATTGGACGCACTTATCATAGAGTGTGTTTACGATCCTAATTCTGATATGTGGAAATCTGTTGACGGACACATGATGTTTGATTCCGAGGAATGGCCCGATAACGGTGTTCGTTTTGTACCGTTTGAGGATATCGATGAGGAGTTAGATGATCAAATTGAACGTGAGAAGGATAAGGAAAGGGAGCGTGACGAAGAACCACGCAGAAAGCGAAACAAACCTCGTTCTCATTTTGTTGAGGCCAAAGAAGCTCCAGCTGTTAGTACAGTGGAAGCAAAGGCCCCAGCGGCTCAAGTGGAAGACACTAAGCCTTCAAAGAAAAATAAGAAAAAGAAGAAGACATACGCTGAAGCTGTCGCCACGCCAGCTCCACCTGTTCCTACTGTTCAAACACCTCCGGTTGTAGCTACTCCGGCTCCATCGAAACCCGCGCAAGCGGCTCCACCCTCTACCAAAACCTTTAAAGGCAAGAAGAAAGGTCACACTTTCGACTATGGGGTGTACATGAAGAATTACGATCAGTATCTAGCTGGTATACAGAAAAGCGCTCCTCAAAAGGGCTTACCAACTAAGATCCAAGACAAATTGGATGGCCAGTCAGTGGGAAAGAAGATAGATATACTTGCCACTGAGATCAAGAGTCGTGGTATTAAATTACCATCTATCAAAAACGTCATACCCGAGGATGTTGCTCAATTGAAGTTGAGATTATACAAGAAGGTTATCGGTATTGGTGCCGGATATAGCACCCTTAAAGCCGGTAAAGACGTTGGTCCAATTGTCGCAGGAGGCCTTGAGACGAAACCCAAAGCCCCACAGCCAACCCCTGTTTCAGACGCGTTGCAAAAGACCCTGAACGCAGCGAGAACTGCGGCTGATCCAGTGTTACATCAGAGTTTCACAGCTTTAAGTAGCACAATTGAGAAATACGACAAGCTATGTGCCAAACGAAAGGAGGCGCGTGGCAACGTACCCCCACCGGAAGAGGCCATGACTAACATCATACAGATCCTCTCCAAGCAGGGGGGTATCTCACACGGCTTTAGAGTCGGTGGATACATTCTCACTTGTAGACACGGAGATTACCAACTCGAAGAGGTTGGACGCCCTGTTATCGTGAAGTTAATTCGACACGTTAACAAGATAACGGAAACGGAGGAGGCAGTTGCTACAATCGTCGATTTTGGACGAGAGTACAACGACGATTGGATGGTGTTAACCAATCCTTTCGTGCACCTCACTTCGAAGACCGTTTCTCTCATGGATCCGGTTGTCGACCAACCAGTCGACGTTATGTGCCTCACCGCCACTAACGGCTACTGTCTCGAGAGAGGTCTCATCATCTCTGTCGACCAACTCGATCGTTGTTTATACAACGCTGCCACGGAACCAGGCACTAGTGGCATGCCAGTTTACTCTGGTGGTTCTGTCATCGGCATGCATATTGCCGGTGAGAAGACCAAATTAGGTCGCCCTGCGAACGAATTTGTTCGCATCACTCCTAGGATGCTCAACGTCTGCCAGGGAAAAGGGGGCCGTCCATCCGCTGTCTAAGTAAGGAGAACGGCGGGTGGACGAAGCATTTATCAGCTTCCTCCTTTGTCCAAACAGAAGACCCGGGCATAAATTGGGACCATAGAATGGTCGAACCACTCGGCTGGCTCAAACCAGTTAATATGAAGCCGTGCCTATCCCGTGATTTATCACGGGACGCGGCTGATCCAGTGTGGGATAAATATTGTAGAGCTAAGAACTTGCAATTCCCACAAACACAACACACGTATGCAATAGGAGACATCACTTCTGCCTATAAGCAATTGGAAATCGTACAAACCACATACTCGGACATAGCACACGAGGATAAACATATGTTGGTAGACGCCACCGATAAGCTTATCGAAATGCTCAGTCAAATGGGTATGAAGGGTGGCATGGTTGCTCCAACCCAATTTGTTATAAATAGGGGTTCATCAGCGGGCATGTATATGCCTCGTGGAGTTAAATCCAAGGCGGATTACATAGACAACGGACATGTGGAAACGCATCTTCCGTTTTTTATGAAAGAGTTCGCTGCTGATGAAACTGCGTGTCCCTTGTGGAAATGGACAATAAAGCAAGAGTATTTGCCTCGCACTAAGATTGATGAGAACAACTTACGTGCATTTTGCTTTCCTTCAGTGGCAGAATATATGGTGCAAGCCATGTATTGCTCCAATTTCAACGACAACATGATCACTGCCATGGACAACCATTGTTCTATTGGTATCACGTTTCAATACGGTGGCTTTGATAAGTTGATTAGGTCCATGAAAAGACTCCCCCTCTACTTCAAGGGGGATTGTTCAAAATACGACAAAAGCATGTCTGCCGATTTACTTTGGCAAGCTCACGCGATACGGTACCATTTCTTATTCAAGAATGACCATATGCTCCAGGGAACGAAGGAGTGTATCGAGTGGGTTAAACGACACGGCTTTACATTAAATGACCTTAAGAAGGTGTTTAAATGTATGTATCATAACGCGATTTACACTTGCGTTATATTGCCCAACGGGCACGTGTTTTTGCTCAAGAAGAGCATGAAGTCGGGGTTTAAGAACACCACCCAGGATAATACCCTGGTGCACATTTTGGTATTTATTATGTGGCTATCGACTATATGGCCCGAAATTTACCACAGACCAATCACGGTACCTGACATTCGGTATGCGGTGCAACTAGCTATATATGCTGACGATCATTTCGGTGCAGTTCCTAAAGAACTGGGACCTTTTATCTCCTTTGAGCAAAGGGAGAAGTTTTATTCCAAATTTGGCCTCAATTTGAAGCGCTCTGACGATCTGGTAACAGACGACATAACGCAATTATCATTTTTGGGTGCCACACCTAGATACGTCGCTGGCTCATGGTATCCAGTATATAGCATAGAGAAGATCCGCTCCTCAATAACCATACTGGGTGATTTAGATATTACCCCAGAAATCAGGTATATAAAGACATTATCGCTGTTTGCATTGATTTGCGCCAGCGATGATCCTTTCGTAGATGTCTTGCATGACTATTTAGTATTTCAGATGGATAAGATCCTGTATGAGAAATTAAATCAGAATGTATATCGCGAAGAGTTTGTACAATTAAGGGAATTGCTCGTAACAATGAGTTTAGTACCATCCAAGAAGGAAGCAATGACTTTGTGGTCGCGCCTCGAAAGCGGACCCTTACGAGAAGTTGTAGCAGAACAATTGGGACAAATTCAAGGTATGGATGAATTAGTGACACCGTTTCATCCTAGTGTCAAAATAATCGCGATGACAGATGCGCCATCAACGGAACAGATTGGAGAGGAAGTCGTACATTCGACAAACGTCGATAATGATAGCCTCGAGAGACAAGGATCACAATCCAATGCAGGTTCCCAGAAAAGACCTGCAGTTGTGTCCCATGCACGTAGAAAAGCTCCTGCAAGAGTTCCGGAATGTAAAAGTCCCGTACACACTTGCGATGCTTCCGCGACCCCACACATACCGTGTCATACCACTGGACTCGAAAGTTTACAGCGACATGTTGAAAAACTTGTCATTGATACGGATTTCACAGTGAACGCTGATCCAGCAGTTCACAACACTTTGTGTAAGTCCATCGCGGACGTGGAAGACCAAATGTCTCCAATCCAGTTGATTAAATTCAACTTGTCTTTAGCACAAGACTCGGGTCATCCCCAATCTGCCGGCGGCTATGCTCGCGCCGTGGCTGAACTCCCCCTATGGTTAGAGGAGGAGTTGGACAATACAGATAATACTGCTATGGTTCGTGAACTCGACCGTGTTTTTGAGGCTTTCACAGAAGGTGAAAAACTCTACGGTACTCCATGGAAAGCCCATTTTTACAAGTGGGGGGACAATGGATACGTGGAGTGTGCCATGCTCGCTTTGGTGCGAGATGTCGCGCTTGATCCTCGCTTCAAAGACACGGATCTCTCAGATCATTTTCTGAGACTCGCTTACGCTTTCGTCCTTGAGACTACAGGTTTGACAGAACCTGAAAAACGTCACAGACTAGATTGGTTTGACATACATTGCACCATGATAGCTGCTTGGACAGTGAACGAAACTCGAGTTAAGGAATCTCGGGAACCTGGCACCCCCAAAATGGGTGTCAAGTTTGCTTCGCCTACAACGGAGTATAAATTAGACGATATCATGGCTGATAACTCGCAAGAGTTTGATCGCTATTCTGAGTTTTTGGATTCACACCCTGACAACTTTAAATCGACAATCAACTTAAATGGTGATTTGTCAAGTGTCAAGACCAATTACGGTTTCGTTCTGAACATTCCCGAGGACTCACCCATGTCCAGAATTACTGGTTATATATGGTACTACGGTTCAACACCCGCTGTACAAGATGACTTTCGCAAGTTCACGACTAGATATGAACGCCAAGTTATACAAAAACCAGTTTTTAGCGAACCACATATTGAGAAACTTACACCTCCCACACCTTTTAAACGGGTGATGAAAGGGCCAGCCAGGCCCTACAATAGTGTCATAGAGCCTATGCCTACGGACACTATGCCTCACGTCAACACTAGGAATTTGGCGGAGGAGAAGGATCAATTGAGAGGTATAGAACGTGAGATGAGTACTCTCCATGTATCCGAAGAAGTCAATATGAAACGCGTTGCAAACATTCTTAAAAACATTGTTTTGCCTGACGAATCCGACGAGAAGGTTCCATGTGTTCGTTATGCGAACGATTACACATCCGTCGGTACTTCTGTCGCAGTTTGCAAGCGACAGGTCCCTTATACCATCGGCAACACCAGTGATGGTGCTGTTCTAACCAATCCTGATGGTCTTATCATCGGTAAGAGGGATCCTTTTTGCAACTTGATCATTTACGATCCTAACCCTACTAAAGCAATGTTTAGTTATGATGCCAACTGGGTTAGTGATGAAACTGAAGTTAATACACCTGGCACGCTTTTGAATCTTTGTGGTTCTGGTGCCCGTGTGTTAATGCCAGCGTATTGGACAAGCAATTCTGGGTATTTACCTCACGGTGACATGTGGTTTTCCCTCAAGGACGAGCGTAGTGGGTTCTTTTACAACTACGTATCATCCGGGGGTGCTTATTTGACCACTATCACCAACCCTGGAGTGAGCACTTCATATTACAACATCTCGTTTTATTTCGATGATTGTGGAGTGCCCAAAGAAGTTAAGCAATTTACTGCCGGTCTCGCAGCCGGCGGTAGTGCGAGTTTCACTTTCTCCGTGGGTCGGTCAGGGTATTACGCTCAGAAAGTATGGCTATACAATTCAGGTCAAAATGGATTGCCAATGGCCACTGTTGGTTCAGCGATCAACAATTACGGTAATACTAGTGTGGGCAAGTCTACTATGGCCCACCGTGCCGCGTTCGGTTTAGAACAAAACGTCACAGTCACCAATGGCATCAGAGTCATTGGGGCTAGCACTATGTTTTCCAACTACACGAACTTACAAGTCGTGGGCGGTTATGGTCTTGGGCTCACATACCCAGGCACTAGGTCTTATGTCGAGTTATTCAATAGCATGGATTCAACTAAGATGTTGGCTATACCAGAGACGAAAGTTGTTGGTCAGGAATCTTCTGACAATGGTATACGCATTTGGATAAAACCCACATCTGAAGACGATTTCAAGTGGAATTCCACCATGAAGATCAAGAATGGAAAATTCTATGGTGGATATGGTCAACTGTATACTAATTCTAGTATTGGCATCCTTTACTATGTCAACTCTGGCAACGGAACCATATTAGGAAAAATTGATAGTACGATCAGACTCGAATATCAAACTCTCGATCCTTGGAGAGATGATAGAATCACAGACACATTACCAGGTGAGTGGCAATTAGCATCGCATTGTGCACGCGATATTCCGGAAGTCACCACCAACTTCGCACACTTTATCACCGGCATGTTAGGTATAGCACGCACTATTGCTGCATACGCTCCAACTGTCGGTAGATACCTTGGCAAATACGCTCCAGCCGTAGGCAATTTCATAGGAAATATGGTTGCCGATAACAAGACCAAGGCCAAACCTTCTAAGAAAGTCCCTCGCAAAGAAATTCGAAAGGAGGTCACCAAAGACGTGAAGAAAGCAATTTCTGAACGCTCCACCCAGAGGCAACTCAGGGGCGGACGAAG